GAGATTATATATAATGTATTAATAATAGGAGTTTGAGATGAGTCAGGAAAAGTATAGTACATATTATGTTGAGTTGTTGACATCCACATTTAATGACCAGATTCTTCAAAACCTTTCACTAAAAGCCAACGCAAAGGTCAATGCTGAAATTTTTGAAGAAGTCTCTAAAGGTTATCAGTCATTATTGGAAGAAAACAACTCTTTAAAATTGGACAAAGAGAAATCTTTATCTGAAAAAGAATCTGCAAAGAATGCAGAAATTGAAACATTAAAAAGACAACTTGTTGATTTACAGGCTTCTAAGAATAATGAAATAGAAAAATTAAGGCAACAAGTTTCACAAATTCAATCAACTAAAAATAATGATGTGAATGAACTCATTAAGAAGAATACGGAACAATTACAGCAGGTTCAATCAAACAAAAATAATGAAATCCAAGAACTGAATAAAACGATTACCGGATTAAGAGATGAAGTTACTAAATCTGGTTTGATTCGTACAGAATATGATAAATTGAAACATCAATTGGGTCATATGGATACTTTTAGAAATCAATTGGTTGAACTTCAGAAAGTGGTTGAAGAAAAGAATGCCACGATTGATGATTTGAATTCTCAGATTGAAACTTTGAAAACTATTCCTACTACTCCTGTGAAGCGAAAGAAAAGTAATATTGAAAAAATGATTACAGTTGAACCAGAGGCAACTCTTTTTGCAGACGAAACAAGGGACGGCGGAAGTTTTTAAATAAATGTCAAACACATCAATACAGTTAAAGAAATCAGGCGTATCAGGTAACACACCAGTAGATTTAGTTCACGGTGAGGTTGCTTTAAACTATGCCGATGGACGACTGTATTATAAAGATGGTTTGGATGGCCTATCATACATCTATAACCAAGATACTTTTGCAACTGTTAATGCTAACGGTTCTCTAGTAATCGCAAGTTCACCTACAGACATACTATCTGTTGTTCCTGGAAACAATATTAGTATCACGGCGAACACCTCATCAAAGACAATCAAATTTGATTCGACACCAACATTAACACATGTAAACACGGCAGGTTATATTCTACCTGCCGATACTACTTCTCCTGGTGAACCAGTAGTTAATTTAAACGATGGACGTATGTTCATCCAGTTGGGTAACGGAAAAGTTGTTGACATATCTTCAACACCAGTAGGTAAAACTTTTTATGTTTCAACTAACGGTAACGATGACCTAGTAGGTGATACACCTGGTTCGGCCAAGGCAACCATCAGAGCTGCCGTTGCTGCAGCAAGTCCAGGTGATGCTGTGATTGTAACATCTGGAATCTATGTAGAGAAAACACCTATTATTATTCCACAAAATGTACAAGTACAAGGTTCAGGTGAAAGAACTTGTATCATACAACCACAAACATCGGCCAATGATATCTTCTGGATGAATAACAATAGTTATGTTACAGGTTTTAAATTTCAAGGTTATACAGGTTCAGCAATTGCTTTCCCAAATCCTTTGATTGCTACAGGTAACTTTGCTGACCCAACAGCAAATACATTATCGTTGGTTAATATTGATCCGGAACCATATGACAACTATTATAATAGTATGTCTGTAACTATTACATCAGGTACAGGTTCTGGTCAAACATCTAATGTTATTGCATACAATGGCTCAACAAACGTAGCCACCCTTGATGTTCCATGGTCTGTAACACCGAATACATCTTCTGTATTTGAATTGAGAATTCCACGTAGAAGTGTGCCAGCATCGGCAAGTAAAAGATATTCTACCTACATCACAGGAAGTCCATACATCTACAACAGTTCATCTGTAACAACTACTGGAACAGGTATCAAAGTTGACGGTGACTTGGCCACAGGTAACAAGAGTATGATATCTGCTCAGTTCACCCAGGTCAATTCTGGTGGTATAGGCATACACATTTTAAATGATGGTTACTCTCAGTTAGTTTCCATGTATAGTATATTCTGTGACATAGGATTCTTGGCAGAATCTGGTGGTACGGCATCTATGGGTAACTGTAACGTAAACTTTGGTAATAAAGGACTGGTTGCCAATGGTAAAGGCAAGTTAGCAATGACTGCTACTATTGCTAATACAAGTAACGAACAATCGTATACGATGGACCTAAATAATGTTGTGGCAAATACTAGTTTAGGTATAGCAGCAACAATTCCATATACTGGTTTGATTATGTTGATTGATGGTGATGAAGCAGGTAAATTTTATCCTGTGTCATCGGCAAATGCACTGGTTGGTGGAAGTACAACAGTAACTTTTGGTGGTCCTATTGCAAACTCATTTACAAGTGGAACGAATGTGTCGTTCTATCAACAAAGTCAATTGAGAGCATCTGGCCAGACATTTGAGTATGTTGGTGCAGGTACAGATATACATGCCATACCTAGATTAGGTGGTGTAGCAAATGCTCAGAGTCAAATTGTTGTAATAGGTGAAGGTGCAGTTTTTGCTACAGCGACAGACCAAAGTGGTAATTTTACTGTTTCTGATTTGACTATTAATCAAGAAACATCAACGATTACCGGAAGAACATTTACAAAGAGTCTTTTTGCAGAGATGACTCCTTACATATTGGCACTAGAAGGTTAACAGATGGCACAAATTCCATTAAATACATTTAAGACAACAACTTTTGATATTTTAATATCAGAAGAAAATGTTTATACTACACCAGCTGGCGTCACGACAGTAGTTTTGTTAGCACAAGTTGCAAATATATCTGAAGATACTGTTTATGTTACAGCAAATCACGTTAGAGGCTCACAAAAAACAACAATCATTAAAGAATCTGGTATACCAGTACACGATTCAATATCTCTTTTGACAGGTAAATTAATATTACAAACTGGAGATACATTCAGTATACAAGCGACAAATGGTACTAGTGATAATACATGTCAATTGTTATTATCCTATCTAGAAACAGCAAATCAATAAAATATGACTACCAAATCAAGACTTATTAGCGGAAGAGTACCTGTAAGGGACTCGGCTAATGTCGAGTCCAGTAGATATCAATTTCTAGATTTAAGTTCTGCTGAACCGAATTTAGGTACAAGTACCAACGGTGATATTCTAACTTATAATAATGCTTCTCCTGGTCAGAGACAATGGATTTCACAAACAAATACCTCTAGTTACTTATTTGCACAAGATGCCTATAATGAGGCAAACACAAAGGTAAGTAAATCTGGCGATATAATGACTGGTACATTGGAGACTTCTGCCAATGTCCGTGCTAATAATGTTATTGTAAATAACACTTTGTATTCCGGTCTGGCCACAGCCTCTGCCACACCACTTCCTAACCTGATTGCACAGTTCACAGGTAACACCAACTCTTATGTACAGGTCAACGCACAGAACATTGATCCAAATGGTTCTGCCGACTTTGTGGTTACTGCTGACGTTGGTAATGATACTACATTCTATATTGATATGGGTATCCAAGGATCCCAATTATCACAAGGTGCATTATATCCATTGGATGGTTATCTACTTGTACAAGGCAACACAGGACAACTTGGTGGTAACCTTGTAATTGGTACATTAACACAGACAGAACAAAGTCAGGCAATACATTTTGTCGTTGGTGGAAATGAAGAGAGTAATGTAGTTGTTGTTATGAATGCCAACGAAATGAATGTCAAAACTGACATATATATTTCTGGTAACATTGCTACACCACATCATTCAAATCTAGAAGGTTTCACACAGGCAGCCTTCAATAAAGCAAACTCAGCATACATACTAGCACAAAACGCATATGACCAAGCAAATACAGGCGGCACAGGTGGCGGTACATATTCTTCAAATAATTTTTTAATATATCATTTTCCTATAGAAGATTATGGTTTAATTACAGATCCATTCTATAGTGCATTGGATGAAATGATAGGGTACACTTATGATATGAAAACCATGCCAAGCGAGACACACGGTTTAATAAATCTTGATGCTGGATATGTTTGATAAATAAATAATAAGAACGTTTTTTAAAAGAGAAAAATAAATGGCTACACAGTTACAATTTAGAAGAGGTAATACATCGCAGATAGCGGCATTTACTGGAGCCGTAGGTGAACTTATTGTAGACACCCAAGAAAATACTTTGGTGTTACAAGATGGTGTTACCTCAGGTGGTCATTATATTGCGAGACAAGATTTTACACAAGCTGCTTTTGATGTAGCCAATTCTGCATTTTCTGGTGAATCTTCGGCAGGTGTTTATGCCAATTCGGCATTTGATGTTGCTAATGCAGCTTCAATTCAGGCCAATTCTGCATATGCTTTTGCAAATACTATATCTGGTGGTGCTGCGATTGATAATGTAGCTAGACAGCTTGCAAACACAGCATTTTTACAAGCAAGTTCTGCTTATCAATCACAAAATACTACAGGCATTTATGCCAACTCAGCATATGGTCAGGCAAATACAGCAACACTTCTCGCTCAGTCTGCTTACGATTCTGCTAATAATGTAACTCCACAAATTCAGCCTTCATACGACAAGGCTAATGCCGCTTTTGATAAGGCAAACACAGCATATACCGCTGCATCTAATTCTTATAACTTCACTACACAAGTTAACCTGTTTGCCAATGCGTCATTTGAACAGGCAAATTCTGCTGCATCATATGCTAACGGTGCTTTCCGTCAAGCCAATGCTTCGTTTAATACAGCCAATTCTTCTGGTTCATATGCTAACTCTTCTTTCGTACAAGCCAATTCAGCATTTTCTGTAGCAAACAACGCAGTACCTAAAGCAGGCGGTACGATGACTGGTGATTTGCTGATGACAGCAAACATCATTCCTACAACAAGTAATACTTATTATTTGGGTAGTGTGGATAAAGTTTGGCACTCAATTTATGTTGGTCCAGGTTCTGTCAATATTGATGGTGTTATATTAGGTAATACAGGCGGTTCACTATCAATTACTAATACAAGTGGCGCATCATTTGACCTAACACAAATCTCTAATACGGCAAACTCTGCTGGTGCATATGCTAACGCAGCCTTTAATTATGCCAACTCTGCTTATGCTCAGGCAAACGGTGCTTCTCTGTATGCTAACGGTGCCTTTGTACAAGCTAACGCAGCATATCAAAGTCAAAATACCACAGGCAGTTATGCTAACTCAGCATTTGGTACTGCCAACTCAGCAGCACTATATGCTAATGCAGCATTTGCGACAGCTAATTCAAAATTCAGTTCATCTGGTGGTACAATCACCGGTGATACAACTGTCACAGGTAACTTTACTGTAACTGGTACAACATTCTACGCCAATACAGTCAATCTAATTGTTGAAGATAATATTATCACATTGAATTCTAATGTGACGGGTACACCAACACAAGATTCTGGTATTGAAATTAATCGTGGTAATCAGACCAATACATCTATATTATGGAAAGAATCTGTAAAATCATGGCAGTTTACTAATGATGGTACAAATTATAGTAACATAGCATCTTCATCAGCAGAAACATATGCCAACTCAGCATTTGGTAAAGCAAATGCTTCGTTTGGTACCGCCAACTCTGCAGCACTATATGCTAACGCAGCATTTGCACAAGCCAATGCAGCATTTGAATCAGCGAATAACGTAGCTCCACAAGTTGCACCAGCGTTTGGCACTGCTAACTCTGCAGCATTGTATGCCAATGCCGCTTTCATACAAGCCAATTCTGCCTTTGGTACTGCCAACTCAGCAGCAAGTTATGGCAATTCCGCCTTTACCGCAGCAAACACAGCCGATTCTAAAGCAGTTACTGCTGGTTCATATGCCAATTCAGCATTTAGTACTGCTAATACTGCTGTAAGTAATGCAGCAGGTGCTTCTCTGTATGCTAATGGTGCCTTTACACAAGCAAACGCAGTATTCATATCAGCCAATACTGCTGATTCAAAGGCAGTATCAGCAGGTTCATACGCTAACTCAGCATTTGGTACTGCTAATTCTTCAAGTTCTTACGCTAACTCTGCATTCATAGCAGCCAATACAGCTGATTCAAAGGCAGTATCAGCAGGTTCATACGCTAACTCAGCATTTGGTACTGCCAATTCAGCATCGAGTTATGCTAATGGTTCTTTTACACAAGCCAATTCTGCCTTTGGTACTGCCAACTCAGCAGCAAGTTATGCAAACTCTGCTTTCACGGCAGCCAATACAGCTGATTCGAAGGCAGTATCAGCAGGTTCTTATGCTAATTCGGCATACACACAAGCAAATACATCAACCAGTAATGCTGCCGGTGCTTCTCTGTATGCTAATGGCGCTTTCGTACAAGCAAATGCTTCTTATGTTCAAGCAAACTCTGCTTTCACGGCAGCCAATACTGCTGATTCGAAGGCAGTATCAGCAGGTTTATATGCTAACGGCGCTTTCGTACAAGCAAATGCTTCTTATGGCCAAGCAAATACTGCTACAACCAATGCATCAACGGCTGATTCTAAGGCAGTTACAGCAGGTTCTTATGCTAACTCAGCATTTGGTACTGCCAACTCAGCAGCACTATATGCTAATGCAGCATTCGTAAAAGCAAACTCGGCATTTGCCTCAGCTAATTCTAAAGCAACTGTATATTCACAAGATACAGCACCAACAAGTCCTAGTGTAGATGATATTTGGATTGATTCATCCAGTGGTATTGAATACAAATATATCAGTTCTAACTCAGCATCTCAATGGATTGAATTTGGTCCAGTAGGTACACCACTCAATGGTACTGCTGGCTTACAGTTCTCAACACAAACAATGTATGGTGTTGATGCTGGTACAGATGTAACGATTCAACAGATTGGTACGGGCAATATTATACTGTCAGCGGCTTCTGTAATTACAGGTAATATTATTCCTGTTAATCCAACAGTTAGTATTGGTACTCCAACACGTCCATATGCAAACGTTTATGTTTCAAATTCTTCTATTCACATGGCAGGAAATGGAACATCAACATCTCAACCTGTAGTTATTACAAATGATGCTAACAACGTTATTATTGGAACTGGTGGATTGAAAATTACAGGCGGTGTGTTACAAGCAAACTCTGTTGTTGGTACATCTCAAATCTATTCAATGAATGTCGAACATGATTTTGTTGCTTCAAACGCAACTTTCTCGGGACCAGTTACAACAAATAAAGGTTTGATATGTGTACCAAGAAAAGTAGTAAATCAAACATCTATTGTAATTGATTTTAATAACGATTCGGTTATCAGAGCACAAATTAATGATGTAACAACATTTTCATTTACAAACTATTATACAGGTAAACAAGTTGATGTGTGGGTAACAAACACAACAGGTTCAACAAAAACTGTCACACATGGTTGTACATCAACCAATTCAACAAATAATAGTGCAACACAAAGTATACCAGGTACATCGTCTATACTAATGAGTTATATTTGTTTTGCCGGTGATTCTGCTAATGTACTAGTTGCAATCGTCCAAGGATAAGGAATAAATAAACCATGTCATTCAGCTTTCCTACATCACCTTCGAATAATCAGTTATATACTTTCGGTAATAAAACCTGGAAGTATAATGGCACAGGTTGGGTTCTTGTTACCAATTTAGATGTTGCACAAACAGCCTGGAACAAAGCAAACTTAGCAAGTGTCCAGGCTAATACAGGCACAATATTAGCACAAGGTGCTTACGATAATTCCAATACCAAATTCAGTTCTTCTGGTGGTTCAATTACAGGCAACGTTTCGATTGCGGGTAACTTAACTGTATCAGGAAATATTGCCTATACAGGTAACGTAACATCACTTACTGTCACAGGTAATTCTGGTCAATTTTTTGGTAATACAGTAACAGGTTTTAATGCTCTGTATGCTGGTATACCTGCAGGTTACGTATCGGATCCACAAACAGTATTTCAACTATCCTCAAATTACAACGGATATACAAGTATATCATTTGAAAATATTAATTCTGGAACACAAGCATCAGCTGATTTGTTTTTGTATCCAGATAATGCTAATGCTAATGATTCTTTTTTAGACCTTGGTATAGGAAGTTCTAATTATAATTATTCGGGTTATGGCGTTATTATGCCAAACGATGGTTATTTACTTGTATCAGGTAATACAAATACAGGCGGCGGCAATTTAATATTAAACAGTACTCAGAATGATATTATGTTTGTTGCTGGCGGAACAGACCATAATAGTGTTGTTATGCGGGTACAGGCATCAAACAATGTTATCATCATACCGACAAATGCAAGTACATCAAAATCATCTGGTGCATTAATTGTTAATGGTGGTGTAGGTGTTGGTGGTAATGTATATGCTTCTGCTGTTTATTCAGATTCATTCTATTATACAAACGGTGTTTCACTTACAGATAATGCTAATGCAGCATTTGTAAAAGCCAATTCAGCATATCAATCACAAAATACAACTGGTGTATATGCCAACTCAGCATATACACAAGCTAACACAGCCACAAGCGATGCGGCGACTGCATATGGATACGCCAACTCAGCATATACACAGGCAATTACAGCAACAAATGATGCGGCGACTGCATATGGATACGCCAACTCAGCATATACACAGGCAATTACAGCAACAAATGATGCAGCAGGTGCTTCTCAGTATGCTAACTCTGCTTTTACCGCAGCAAATACCGCCAATTCTAAGGCTGTTACCGCTGGTTCATATGCCAATTCAGCATTTGGTACTGCTAACTCAGCATCGAGTTATGCCAACTCTGCCTTCTTGGCTGCTAATACTGCTGATAGTAAAGCGGTAACATCTGGTTCATATGCCAATTCAGCATTTGGTACTGCTAATACTGCCGTAAGTAATGCAGCAGGTGCTTCTCTATATGCTAACGGTGCTTTTGTACAATCAAATACTGCTACCACTAACGCAGCAACTGCTGATGGTAAAGCAGTTACCGCTGGTAGTTACGCAAACTCTGCCTATACTCAAGCAAATACCGCTACAACCAATGCATCAACGGCTGACTCCAAGGCAGTATCAGCAGGTTCATACGCTAACTCAGCATTTGGTGTTGCTAATACTGCTGTAAGTAACGCAGCAGGTGCTTCACAATATGCAAATGCGGCATTTAACTATGCTAATTCATCTTACACACAGGCAAATACGGCAACAACCAATGCAGCGACTGCTGATGGTAAAGCAGTTACCGCCGGTAGTTACGCAAACTCTGCCTATACTCAAGCAAATACTGCAACTACTAATGCTGCTACGGCAGATGGTAAAGCAGTAACAGCAGGTTCTTATGCCAACTCAGCATTTGGTACTGCCAATTCAGCAGCCTTGTATGCTAATGGTTCTTTCGTACAAGCAAATGCTTCTTATGGTCAAGCAAATTCTGCTGCTGGTTATGCTAACTCGGCATTCAATTATGCTAACTCTGCTTACAACAATGCCAATACTGCCGTAAGTAATGCAGCAGGCGCTTCGTTATATGCTAATGGTGCCTTCTTACAGGCTAACGCAGCATTTGGTGTTGCTAACAACGCATTACCAAAAGCAGGCGGTACATTAACTGGTAGTCTGACTGTTAATGGTGACTTGATTATTAATGGTACCACAACTACTGTTAATACAACAACTGTTGCAACTACTGATTCATTAATTAAATTAGCAACCAACAATACTGTAGGTGATTCACTTGATATTGGTTTCTATGGTGTCGCTAATACTAGTGGTACAATAACATATCAAGGTCTGGCGAGACAAGCAGGTACAAATAACTTCTTGTTATTCAAAGGACTTACACAAGACCCAACAGGTAATACATTAGGTGGTGGTTCAGCAACAGCAGCCAACGTTGGTACATTGATTGCTAATGTGGCAGGTTATTCTATCACAAGTAACGGTGTAGATTTATTCCTTTACACAACTAATGCTTATACACAGGCAAACAACGAACCAAAAGCAGTAACAGCAGGTTCTTATGCCAACTCAGCATATACACAAGCAAATACTGCAACTACTAATGCTGCTACGGCAGATGGTAAAGCAGTAACAGCAGGTTCTTATGCCAACTCAGCATATACACAAGCAAATACTGCAACTACTAATGCTGCTACGGCAGATGGTAAAGCGGTAACGGCTGGATCATATGCTAACTCAGCATACACACAAGCAAATACCGCCACTTCTAATGCTGCTGGTGCTTCATTATATGCTAACGGTGCTTTCTTGCAAGCTAACGCAGCATATGGTTCTCAAAATACTACAGGTTCATATGCTAACTCAGCATATACTCAGGCAAATACAGCAACTACTAATGCAGCAACTGCTGACGGTAAAGCAGTTACCGCTGGTTCATATGCCAACTCAGCATTTGGTACTGCTAATTCTGCAGCACTCTATGCTAATGGTGCTTTCACACAAGCCAATGCATCATATACATTATCAAATACGAATTCGACAAACATAACAACTGCCGGTAGTTATGCTAACTCAGCATATACACAAGCAAATACAGCAACCAATAATGCAGCTGGTGCTTCTCTGTATGCTAACGGTGCCTTCTTACAAGCAAATGCAGCATATGTTTCACAGAACACAACTGGTACATATGCCAACTCAGCCTATACACAGGCAAATACGGCAACTAATAATGCTGCTGGTGCCTCATTGTATGCTAATGGTGCTTTTATACAAGCGAACGCAGCATTTGGTACAGCAAACTCTGCCGCTTCATATGCTAATGCGGCGTTTGCCAAAGCAAATACATTTACTGGTTCATTTACTGTTTCAAGTAGTAGGTTGTCTTACACCGCTAACGGTGCTGTTGGTTACACGGGTAATACATTTAATACACCGACATTTACAACAGCTACACAAGTTAGACCATATATTAATGGTGTTCGTCAGTTTGATACCGAATATACTTTAGGTTCAAATACAATTTCATTTACAACAACACCACCAAGTGGTGATTTGATTTTTATTGAAGTTGATGGTTATACAACAAATCCATACGGCCAATCGGCAACTATTACTGATGATACAACAACAAATGCCACAAGATACCCATTACTGGCAATATCTACATCTGGTGGTATAACTGTTGCAAATACATCAAGTACCAAGTTAACATTTAATCCATCAACTGGTATATTAACAACACCAACTGCAAATGTTAGTTCAAGTTTATCATTAAATGGTGTTGGATTTGATGTAAGTAATACATTTACAACAGCTAGTACAGCACAAGTATCAGTTGATTCATTTGCTTCAGCTACATATAGAAGTTCTAGATACTTTGTTCAAATGACTTCCGGATCAAGTTACCACATTATTGAATTGTTCCTTGTGCATGATGGCACAACTGTTTATTTGTCACAATATGGTGAAGTATTTACCGGTTCATCATTGGGTACATTTGATGCATCTATTACAACAGGTACATTAAACTTATTATTTACAGCTACCAATGCTATAACAACGGTCAAATTGATTAGAAGAAGTATAGTGGTATAATTTTAATCAATAATAAAAAAGGGGATAGTGAACCTTGGCTAATTCAAATTTCATCGTTAAAAACGGACTGACTGTTGGAACTACTAGTGTAATCAATTCATCTGGTGCATGGGTTGGTCCACAAACCAACATTAAAGGACTTACAGGTTCAACTGGCCCACAAGGTACAACCGGACCTCAAGGCGCCACAGGTCCTCAAGGACCTCAAGGATTTACTGGCCCTCAAGGTGCTACAGGTCCTCAAGGCGCAACGGGTAATACAGGTTTTCAAGGTAGAGTTGGTGCTTCACCAACTGGACCGCAAGGTTCAACTGGACCTCAAGGTGCTACAGGTCCACAAGGACCACAAGGAACAACCAATTCACTTTCAACTACTGTGAACTCACTTGGTGTTGGTACTGCAGCATCTGGAACTCAAGGTGAAATTCGTGCAACGAATAACATCACCGCTTACTATTCAGATATTAGATTAAAAGATAATATTGAAATAATATCAAATGCTGGTGAAAAACTTTACACACTAAATGGTATATTTTATACACAAAATAAACTTGCTGAAAGTTTCGGATATTACGATTATCAAAAACAAGTTGGTGTTATAGCACAAGAAGTTCAAAAAATATTACCTGAAGTAGTTAAGCCTGCACCATTTGATGTTGAAGGTAAAGATGGAAGTAAAACAGGTAACTATTATCTAACTGTACAATACGAAAAAATTATTCCTTTGATTATAGAGACAATTAAAGAACAACAAAAAGAAATTGAATCTTTAGAGAAGGTGTTGGTATAAAATGGCAACAGGAATTAATTTTATCGTTAAAAACGGTTTGACAGTTGGTTCAACAGCTGTTGTTAATAGTTCTGGTGTGTGGCAAGGACCTGCATCAACATATACAGGAACACAAGGTTCACAAGGTTCTACAGGTCCACAAGGCGCAACAGGTCTTTCACCAACAGGTTCTACAGGACCTCAAGGTGTTGCAACAGGTCCGCAAGGTGCAACAGGTCTATTAGGTCCACAAGGTACAACCGGTACAACAGGACCTCAAGGACCTCAAGGTTCAACCGGACCACAAGGTGCTACAGGCCCACAAAGTGCCGTAACTGGTCCGACAGGCGGAACACCAACAGGTGATAATCCAAATAACGCATCAATGAATATTGGAACTGCTACTGGTGCTGCAACAGGTGAAATCAGAGCATCAGGAAATATTACTGCTTATTATTCCGATGAGCGAATGAAAAAGAATATTCAAGTAATAGAAAATTGTTTAGAAAAAATTCAATCAATGTCTGGCATTTTCTATACACAAAATAAATTGGCTGAAAAATATGGATACAATGATTATTCCAGACAAGTTGGTGTGATTGCTCAACAGATTCAAAATTTTGCACCAGAAATTGTTAAGATGGCACCTTTTGATTCTAATACAGATGGTACTAGTAAGAGTGGTGAAAATTATTTGACTGTACAATATGAAAGATTAGTACCAATTATTGTTGAAGCTATTAAAGAACAACAAAAAACAATTTCAGTTCTGTTAAACAAACTGAAAGATAGAGGTTAATTATGGCAACAGCAAGTAATTTTACAGTTAAAAATGGTTTAACAGTTGGTTCGACAGCTGTTATTGATGGTACAGGCGTTTGGGTTGGTTCACAAACGAACATTAAAGGACCACAAGGACCACAAGGTTTTACAGGTCCTCAAGGTGCCACAGGTCCAGTTGGACCACAAGGTTCTCAAGGTTCTCAAGGTTTGGCTGGACCTCAAGGCGCAACTGGTCCCCAAGGTACTCAAGGTCCACAAGGACCTCAGGGTCCTACAGGACCAACAGGTTTTACAGGACCACAAGGTTCTACAGGACCACAAGGCGCAGCAGGCCCTCAAGGTAGTGCAGGCGGTACAGTTACACAAGTAAACTCGTTAGGCGTTAACACAGCTGCTTCAACGACAGCAGGTGAGATTCGTGCAACAAGTAATATTACTGCCTATTATTCAGATAAAAGATTAAAAGAAATTTTAGGTAACATTGATAATCCATTAGAAAAACTTTCAAAAATTTCTGGTGTATATTACGAACCATCTGAGTTGGCTGAATCATTTGGTTACACAGATGGTGCAAGACAACTTGGTGTTATAGCACAAGCTGTCAATGGTGTTTTACCTGAAGTTGTAAAGATAGCTCCATTTGATGCTGATAAATATGGGAACAGTAAATCAGGAGAAAACTATTTAACTGTACAATACGAAAAAATTGTTCCTCTTTTAATTGAAGCGTTGAAAGAACAAAAGAAACAAATAGAATATTTAAAATCCAAAATTTAATTTTTAGGTATATTATGAAAAAAAGTTTGATTGTAGTTGATGATTTTTACAATAATGTGGATGAAGTTAGACAGTTTGCATTAACAGTAGAATACAAAGAAGATTTAAGATTCTATAAAGGCCTTAGGTCAATTAAAAACTATCATCAAGATGGTTTAAAAGAAGTGTTTGAAGATTTGATTGGTGAAAAAATTGTTTCTTTTCCTGATGAAGGTTCAAATAATGGTTGTTTTCAAATAACAACAGCCAATGACCCACAAGTATACCATCACGATATACAGAAATGGGCAGCAATGATATACTTATCACCTAGTGCGCCGTTTGAGAGTGGTACAAGAACACATCAATCAAAGCTTACTGCTGCTAGACACAAAAATGATCCATACTGCCAAGATTCTTTTTCTGGTGGTTTCTACGATTCAACAAAATTTGATACAATAGATAGTGTAGGTAATGTATATAATCGTTTGGTGATTATGGATGCTCAACAAATACATTCCGCTGGTAATTATTTTGGTAATTCTAAAGAAACTGGAAGACTAATACAGTTATTCTTTTTTGATTGAAAGTAAGAATGATAACATTTGTAATTGACAAACCTGAGACAAAAGATTTAAAGTTCAGTATTATAACACCTGAACATGACCCAAATAATGTAAACTATTTGATTGAATTATATGAATCAATCTGTGACCAAACATATGTTAATTGGGAATGGATTCTATACATCAATAATAATTTTCTACCAGAACATGTACCAGAAGTTATTAAAAATGATACAAGAGTTAAAATATTTCAATCACAAGATAGTAACAATAAAATTGGTGCTCTAAAAAATAGAGCATTTAACTTGGCAACAGGTGATATTCTGGTTGAGGCCGACCATGATGACATATTAACACCTGATTGTTTGGAAAAATTGTACAAAGCATATCAAGACAAAGATGTTGGTTTTGTGTATAGTGATACAGCGATGTATCACATGGAAGATAAGTTTGTACCATATGATGAGTCTATGGGTTGGACATATAGAATGTTCAATTGGAGAGGAAAACAACTATATGCAATGAATTTCTTTCCACCAACCAGTCAAAGCATGACGTATATTTGGTATTGTCCTGACCATGTGAGGTCATGGAGAACATCTGTATACAAAGAATTGGGTGGACACAATCCAGAATTGGCAATATGTGATGACCATGAACTCTGTATCAGAACCTATTTACATACCAAGATGGTACATATACCAGAGGTTTTGTATGTGTATAGAATAACAGGTAACAATACTTGGTTGAAAAGAAATGAAGATATACAGACAAAAACTAGAGAATTCTGTAATCAATATGCACAAAAATTAGCAGAAAGAGATGCCGACTTAAAAGGATTATTAAAGGTTGACATTGGTGGTGGTTTAAATCCATATCCAGGTTACTATTCTGTTGATTTGAGACAAGATGCCGACATGGTCTATGACTTAAATGATGGTATTCCTTTAAAAGATAACTCTGTGGGTGTTCTAAATGCGAGTCATATCATAGAACACCTATACGATAAGACAAAAATTATGTCGGAGATTCATAGAGTACTAGCTCCAGGTGGTTGGGCTTTCATTGAAGTGCCAAGTACAGATGGTCGTGGTGCTTTTCAGGATCCAACTCATGTGAGTTACTGGAATGAGAATAGTTTTTTATATTATACTGATGCCTACTTGGCCAATTTCATAGATAATAAAACAATTAGATTCCAGGAGTATCGTAAACAGACACATTTTCCAAATGAATGGTTAAAAAACTTGAATGTCTGTGTAACGACAGTCTGGCTGGTTGCCATTAAACCAGGAATGGACAGATTACCTGGTCCATTAAGAATATAAATAATGGATAAAACTATGGGTAAAGATAAATGGCCACAACAACCACAAGAACAGCATTTAAAGATTATTGTCTCCGTAGACTAGGATTTCCTGTAATTGAAATTAACATTGATGATGACCAGATAGAAGACCGTATTGATGACGCCTTGTTGTATTATCAAGACTACCACTTTGATGGTCTACAAAAAGTTTACTATGTCAAGTCAATTGACCAAACTGATATTAACAACCGTTATTTGGATTTAACACAGGCAAAAGACAGAGCCAACAATACTTTGGAAATTACTGGTATTACTCGTATTTTTCCAGTTACCGATTCACAATCATCCATTAATATGTTTGACCTGAGATACCAACTCCGTCTGAATGAGTTGTATGACTTCACCTCTGCGTCCTACATCAATTACACCCTAACACAACAACACCTTCGTTCACTTGAGATTATGTTCTCTGGTGAAGTTCCTATTCGTTTTGTGCGTAATATGCAAAGACTCTACATTGATTGGGCTTGGGGTGCATCAGAAGCACCAGTCGGTACTCATGTGATTGCCGAATGTTATGCAATTGTGGATCCTACAGTATACGGCAGAGTTTGGAATGACCGTTGGTTAAAAGAATATGCTACCACATTAATTAAAATCCAATGGGGTTCTAATCTTAAAAAGTTTGCCGGCATTCAGTTGCCAGGCGGCGTACAATTAAATGGTAATATAATCTTTGATGAAGCCATGGATGAGAAGAAACGATTAGAACAAGAAATGATTACTAATTACGGTGGTCCGCTTGAATGGATGATGAACTAAGATGGCAACATCTGTATATTTTAATAACTACAACTCACAGGTTGAGCAAAGAGTTGTAGAAGACCTCATCGTAGAATCCATAAAGATTATGGGTTTTGATGCTTACTATCTACCTATTTTTAATCCAGAAGATAGAGACATTTTATATGGTGAGGATCCAGTTAAGAAATTCAAGTCAGCATTTCCTGTTGAATTTTACTTATCTAGTTCATTAGAATATTCAGGTGAAAGAGAATTCTTTTCTAAGTTTGGCCTTGAAATTAAAAACAATGCCACAGTCATTCTATCAAAAAGGTCTTTCTCACAACGAGTACCACAGAATGAATTCACACGACCAAGAGAAGGTGACTTGGTGTATGTGCCATTCTTAAACGGTACAGGTGAATTGTTTGAAATTAAATTTGTGAATCATACTAAAGACTTCTTTACATTAGGCCGTAAGATTCCATTCTTCTATGAATTGGAACTTGAGAAATTCAAATACTCACAAGAAGAAATTCAGACTGGTGTGTTTGAAGTGGATGATGCAGTTACACAATCTGGTTATACCATAGAGTTGAATGTATCACACGGTGCAAACAACTATACACAAAAAGAAATTGTATACCAAGCACCAGACCAGACCGAGGCAAATGCTACTGCCGTTGCTGTTGTACAACATTGGAACAACGTGACTCAGGTATTGAGTGTTACCAATATTGCTGGTGAATTTATTGATGGACATACAATCATTGGTGCCGTAAGTAATGCAAGACATACATTAATTTCATTTGATCCGTTAAAAGATTCTACAAGAAATGAAACCTATGATAACTTGTACATCGAAAATCAGGCAAATAATATTACTGATTTCACCGAAATTAATCCGTTTGGAAAAATCTAATGTCAACACCACAATATAACCGTGTCATTCGTAAAATGGTTGTTGGCTTTGGCAACCTGTTCAACGATATCACTTTAGTCAGATATAATCCTGATGCATCAGAAGCAGAACGTTTTCTGATACCAATTGCATATGCAACCAAAGAACGATACGTGATGCGTCTTGAGGATGACTTAGACTTAGACAAAAAAGTTCAAGTGGCATTACCAAGATTATCTTTTGAAATGACAGGTCTATCTTATGATTCAAGCCGAAAACAAAACACAAACACTAAGAACTTTGCACAGACTTCAAAAGGTGTTGTGGCTCAATACAATCCTGTACCTTACAATTTTGATTTCTCTCTATATCTGTATGTAAGAAACATTGAAGATGCCACACAGGTACTAGAACATATTATTCCATACTTCACACCAGATTATACAATCAAACTTAATTTGATTCCTGAGATGGGTATCGTGAAAGAGGTACCAATAATTCTAAATAATACACAACACGAAATCATTTATGAAGGTGATAGAAACCAAGAAACCAGAATGATTATCTGGACTCTTAACTTCACAGCCAAAGGTTTTATATTTGGCAAAACATCTTCTGCTGGTATCATTAAGACTTCTATTACAAATATTTTGAATGATATTGGACCAGAAGATATTGTTGCATTCGACATGGATACACCAGGTATTGGTGAGTATCAAGTTGGTGAAACAGTATATCAAGGATTTTCATACAGTAATGCAGTTGCGACAGGTAAAGTTGTTCTTTGGAAGAATAATATATTACACTTGACAAACATCAATGGTAACTTTATTTCATCACAACCAATTTATAGTATT